TCAACTGCAAGAAACGCTGGTGATAATAACTACCTATATGGTATGCCTGGTGGAACTCTTGGACCTAATCCTACTAACAGATCTGTCTACGTAGGGTGGAATCAAACTTTTAATCTGTCTGCTAATGGTAGTGGTCCTGGTTATGTTGCAATGAGGAGATTGAATTCCAGAACTTTGGGTCTAGATGATAGACAAGGAGCTGGATCTGATAATGACTACAATGACATGCTCATATATGTTAGTGATGGAGAGTTCATCAATAACAGTCAGTATCGTAGTCCTATACCTGTGTATGGTTGCACAAATAGTTCTGCAATTAATTACAATCCATCTGCACAAGTAGATGATGGATCTTGTGTTATTGTAAACCCAACACTATATTTTACTTCTAGTAATAATCCACTTATCAGAGGTCAGAGCACTAATGTATCGTGGTCTACTTCTTATGGACAATACATGCAAAGTGCAACAGTAACTGGTATTGGTAATGTAAGTACGTCTGGTAGTAGTAGTATACAACCCCAGAGTTCTGGCACATATACATTCACAGTAGCATGGAATGGGGGAAGTAGATCATCGAGCTTCTATCAGACTGTTTATATACCACCACAAATTACAGCATATTTCCAAACAAATACTATTGTTCTTGGAGGAAATACTAGATTATACTGGTCAACTAGTGGTGATGCTAGCACTATGACTATCAGCCCTGGTATCGGGGCGACATTGTTGAGTAGTAATAGAATAGTACAACCAACAGTGACAACCACATATACGCTTACTGCTAATGGCGTTGCTGGATCTGCTAGTACACAACTTACTTTAACAGTAATTCAACCACCATCACTAGAAGTTAGTGGTCCAATTGTAGTACCATATGGTCAGGAAATTATTAATTTTTCTTACGAAGTAACAAATGCAAATAGTGTAGATGTAGAGGTTATACAGAGAGATTTAGATGGTAGTGATACTACCTATAATTTCACCACTCCTACTGATGCATCTTTATATGGATATGCTCCAGTCTGGGGAAATCGTGGTCCCATGGCAATTATTGTTACTATGACTGCCAATGGACAAGGAGGATTGATAAGGATTAGGCAAGTTACCGTTCCTGTTAGTATCGACCAGACACCAGATGCTATTGATATTCCCTCAATTGAGGATAAATTGAGAGATGAGCAACCAGTTATCACACCTAATGTTGAGGTTACTAGCGAACAGATTGTTGTTGATGATATAGATATTCCTGTAGAAGTTAAATCTAATTTTCCTGTTCAGGTTGAGATTAATGATTCTAACATCTGGTATAATATAAGAGAGCTATGACTGTAAGTTTTAGTAAATTTAGTCCTGGAAGTATTACTTGGTCGGTCCCAGCAAATGCTACTAACGTAACCTTTACAGTGGCTGCAGCAAGTGGTGGAGGATCTCAATCTACTACATGGAATCATTCGCGTGGTGGTTTTGGTAGAGCAGGTAACTTTACTATTGCAACAAGACCTTATGCATATAATTTAACTTTCTATCTCGGTTCTCAAGGTGCTAAAGGATACGGACCAGCTAATCCTGGTGGATCTGGTGGTGGTTCTCCATTAGCAGGTGGTGGTAGGGGTCACCGTTCTGGTGGTGGCGGAGGCGGAGCTTCTGGCGTTTATGATAGTAGATTAGGAAGATACATCGCATGGTGTGGTGGCGGCGGTGGTGCTGGTAGATTTGATAACAATACTGGTGTTGGTGGATATTATTCTGCTGGTCGTGGTATTGGTGGTGGAGGTACTAGTGGTTCTCCGAGTTGGAGAACAGGTGGAGATGCCCCTGCTGGTCACCGTGGCGGTGGTGGTGGTGGATCAACTTCTGGTGGTGCTGGTGGCATGGGTGGTGCAACAACCACCAATGGTTATGCTGGTATTGGAGGCAACTCTGGGTGGTATAATAATGGAGATATTGGTTGGATTACTAATAGTGGATATGGTAATAATGGTAATGGATATGGTGTTCTATCATATACAAATCCACCACCAACGATTAGTGTATTTACGATCAATCCTTCTATACTAATTCTTGGAAATTCTTTCCAGATGCAGTGGAATGTTACTGGTCAAGTTTCGAGCGTAAATATTACTCCAGAACCTGGATCATCATCTTCTTCAGGTAGTGGTACATTTACTCCCTCTCAAGATGCAACTTATACATTAACTGCAAGTGGACCTGGTGGAACAGTAGCGCAAAGTATTCCTGTTGATGTCAAAATACCACCAGAAATTATATTATCAGTAGATAAACCCCAGATTACAATTGGAGAGAGTGTTCAGTTATCGTGGGTAACTACTGGGGATGCTGATACTGTTAATATCAATCCTGGAGTTGGATCGACTAATCTTACTTCAAATACAACACTCCAACCTACACAAACTACAACATATACGGCAGTTGCTAGTGGTCTTGGTGGAAGTGATACAGATCAGATTACTGTCGATGTTGTATATCCTCCAGAAGCTTCTTTAAATGGTCCAGTATCTGTTGATTATGGTAATGATATACTCCTGACATATAGCACAACAAATGCTACTGATCCACCACAGCTATTGAGAAAATATGTCAGTCAAGGTAATGTAGACCCAGATTGGACCTTGTATACAACTGTGCCAGCAGGAAATGCTAGTGGCGGAAGTATTTCATTCCAACCAGATTATGATGATTTTGGACCAGATGTTGTTTTGTTCCAGTTATATGTCATTGGACAGGCTGGATTGTATTCTACTGCACTTCTCAATGTAGCAATCAATATCGATAGAACACCAGATGCTATTGATATTCCTAGTTCTGAAGATAAACTACGTGATGAGCAACCAGTTATCACACCAGATGCAATAGTTACTAGTGAACAGATTGTTGTTGATGATATTGATGTGCCCGTTGAAATCAAGTCAGATTCTCCTATTCAGGTTGAAATTGAAAATAGTGGTACATTCCAAGATGTTAGGGAGATCTAGACATGGCAGGAAGAGCTGGAAATCTACATAGATTTGATTCGTTTTATAACTCTGGTATAGGGGACTCTTTCTATACCTCAAATCCTGGTGGAGAATCTTTGGGTGCATACTACCAGACTGGAACTAATGTATGGCACCTATTCATGGCTATGAGTTCTACTGGAATTAATGGTCAAAGTGTGGCATATGTCTACAGATTTTGGAGTCGTGTGAGTTTAATTGGAGATCACCTATTTAAGTTTGGGTCTAGTGTTCCTAGTTCTGACTATTATCTTGAAGGTATTATCGGTGTGGCATTTACTGGTGGTGGATCATATCGCCAACCAGTCTATAGATATTATAGTCCTTCTACTGGTGACCACAGATATGACACTAGTGCTAGTACACCTAGCGGATATGTACGTGAGGGTATTGCATGGTATTCACCTGTTCTTGTCTATGGTTGTAAAGATCCCAATGCTACTAACTATAACGGATGGGCAAATCAACCCAGCACAGGATGTAACTATACTGTATACGGGTGTACAGATCCAAATGCCTCTAACTATAATCCAAGTGCTAATGTTAATTCTGGGTGTACATATCCCACTCCAAGTGTAAGTGTGAGTATTAGTCCCAGTTCTATTATTCGAGGACAAAGCGCCACAATATCATGGAGTGCATATAACTCTACCTCTCAAAATATAACTGGTCTCGGTAATGTTGCTGGTAGTGGAAGCCAAACAATAAGTCCTACCTCTACTACATCATATACTCTTACTGGAAATTATTATGGATATACAAATGCGTCTGTTAGTAGGACTCTCACTGTTTATCAACCTCCTAGTATACAATTTACTGCAGATGATAGTGAGATTGTTAGTGGTGTGCCTACAACACTACGTTGGATTGTAACTGGTAGTGTAAATACAGTCACTATTGATAATGGAATTGGTTCTACTAATTTAAGTTCTCTCCAAACTATTTCTCCAACAGTAACCACCACATATACTCTGTTTGCTTCTGGTCCTGGTGGAACTGGTAGCGCAACAGTTACAGTTGTTGTAGTTGATCCACCAACAGTTGCGATTAATGGTCCTATAGTAGTAAATTATGGAGACAACGTAACTATTTCTCATGAGATGACAAAAGCAATAACAACTTATGAGTTGCAAATATTGGAAACTGATCTGGATAATAACATCACAACACCACCTGAAAGCCCTGTTAATCTTGGACCAGGACAATCCGTGAATAGTACATATACTCATTATGTTACATATCATGATAGAGGACCACGTACTATTACATATATTTTGTATGGAGTTGGACAGGCTGGTTTAACTGCTATGGATCAACTTATTGTGCCTATTAACATTGACCAGACACCAGATGCCATTGATATTCCTTCAACCGAAGATAAACTACGTGATGAACTCCCAGTTATCACTCCTAATATTGAAGTTACTACCGAACAGATTGTTGTTGAGGATATAGATATTCCAGTAGTAATTAAAGCAGACTATCCTATTCAGGTAGAAATTGAGAACAGCGGTACATATTTACCAGTGGAGGAAATGTAATGCCATATCGAATCGGACATTGGAATAATTACGGTGGATCATGTGTCACCAACTATAGTATATGGTTCCCTGGTAGCGGCGGTGATTTTAATGATCCCTACCGCAATGCAGTTACATCTGCATATTATAGTTTGTTTGGTAGATATGGAGAACAGGCTGGTGTAGAAGGATATGTAGGTACATGGGTATATGGTACTGGACGGCAGGTATATGGTAGTATCACAAATATGGTCAAACGAGGTGGTATGTCCAGTGGTGAATATTATCAAGTTCGGGCAAGGGGAAGGCATACTGGCATGGCTAGTGGTAGTTGTCCGCCACCAATAATCAGGGGATGTACTAATCCAAATGCAGTAAACTATAATCCAAGGGCACAACAAGATGATGGTACATGTTACTTCAGTCCACCATATGTAAACATATCTGTTAGTCCAACTTCGTTTATAAATCCAGGATCTGCAACTCTTTATTGGAGTACATCAAATACTTATTCTAGATCAATTAGTGGAATTGGAGGTGTTGGTACATCTGGTAGTCTTACGGTATCTCCTACTAGTACGACGACTTATACGTTAACAGGATATGGATATGGTGGTAATCGAAGTAATTCTGTTGTATTGTACGTATATCAACCTCCTCAAATAACATTAACGCTTGACAATTCTACAATTGTTATTGGGGAAACCACTAGATTGAGATGGACTACTACTGGTGATGCCAGCACTATGATTATCAATCCTGGAATTGGATCAACTAATTTAGTAAGTAATCAAATTATTTCTCCGACAATCACCACTACATATACTGCAACTGCATCTGGTTTGGGTGGAACTGATAGTCAACAAATTACTATCACTGTAATACAACCACCAGAAGTTGATCTTGCTGGTCCTCTATCAGTAAATTATGGTGATGATATTATATTATCTCATGAACAAGTAAGAGCAACTACAACATATGAATTGAGAATTAAAGAGTATGATCTTGATTCAAATGAAACTGATAGAGTTGTAGATTTAGGTTTTGTTGCTAGTGGTACATATACAGATACTGTTGTGTATCATGATAGAGGACCATCTTCTATCAGATATGAGTTATATGGTGAGGGAGCTGGTGGACTTCAATCTATCAAAGTAGTTACAGTTCCTATTAATATTGATGCAAGACCAGATGTTATTGATATCCCATCATCAGAAGATAAGCTGCGGGATGAGCAACCAGTTATCACACCAGATGCAATAGTTACTAGTGAACAAATTGTTGTTGAGGATATAGACATCCCTGTAGAGATTAAATCCAACTATCCTATTCAAGTTGAAGTTGATGGTGGTACATTTATAGAAGTCAGAGAGATCTGATAAATACTAAAGAAATCGTGACCATCGCCTGCGGTAAATGACCTTTTCGTTCGGAACTACACCTGTATATGTAAGCGAAGGGCAAACTATTCGCCTGAAGTTTAAAGCGCCATCAGCTTGGGACACAACTCAAAGCGTAACGGTTCAGATTGGTGATCAGCAGACAATCTGGTACATCTCTACGATCCCAGAAGATTTTGCACCAGATCCATACCCATTTACACCATTAGATGACGTAACACCAGACATTCTGTATGTTTATGGTGATGGTACTAGAGCACAAGAAGATATTATAGAAGTTTCTGGATTAACACCTGGATCAGCCGCAAGTGTTTCACTAGTATCATCTTACATTGGAACTAATACTACTGATTATGCTGTTCGTATTCAGTTAGTACATCAGGGCGAAGCAGACTTTGGATCATGGGTTATTCCATCCAGTAATGTCTTTGTACAAAATGGTGATAGGCTCCAGTTAAGACTAAAGTCTAATGATACTGGTGGTCTTACAAGAGTTGCTGACTTAACTATTGGTGCTAGAACCGAGAGATGGACTATCACCTCGGCAGTACAACCACCTAATATTCCAGAACCATTCCCTGATTTTGATGAGATTGATGGTGCTCCAGTTGATACAGATGTTTATAGTGAGATCTTAAGAGTTACTGGTCTAAATGATCAGGCAATAATCAATACTGATAATGGTGCGCTAATTGGTGTCTCATCTAGCAATGCTTTCGTTGTAAACGATGAAGGATATGATGTTTTAGACAATACAACATTTGTTGCTGCTAGTACCAGTCCAACCATTCAGAATGGTGAGTATATACAGTTAGTATTAAGAACACCAGCAACATCAACTACCACCACTACAAATCTTTTGAGTGTTGGTGATGGCATTACTGGATCTGCATGGGGTGTTACTACTGGTAGTTTCCCATCTACTACACCTGGAACATTTGTATTCAATGATGCACTTGATGCACTTGAGGACACTTTGATTGGATCTGATGTAAAACCAACTAGTGGTATCGTTGGACTAGGTAATGGTGTAACTGTACCTGTAACACTAGTGTCTACAGATGGTACAGAACCAAGAGTTAAAATCTACTATGATAATGGTGCTGAAAGTTCTCTTGGAATTTTCCCTACAGATGTGAGTAATGGTGACAGAATTCAGATCTATAATAAATCCAGTGCTACATTTGGTGGTACAGTAGCCACTACGATTAAAGTTGGTACACTACAGATTCCTGAATGGTCTATCATTACAAACACTGGTCCTGATACTGACGCAGCATTCACACCACCAAATAATCTTACTAACAGGGCACCTAACAGACAATATGTTAGTTCTATTGTTGCTGTCACTGGTATCAATAGAGATATTACAATCAGTGGTACAGATGGTGTACTTATCTCTATCGACTTTGATTCGCCAGTTTTAGGACCAAGAACATTTACACCTGCTAATAGTAGCTTCCAATTGTATCTAACCTCTGGTGGTCTTGCTAACCTTGTAAGCACTAATGTTACTGTAGGTACTGGTTCTAATAATCAATTTACTTGGAGTGTAGGCACATATGCAGTAGCACCACCTGCACCAGAATTAAAAGGAACATGGTATAGTAGGAAGAACTCTTACACATATGAAGATACTAATGGTGATGTTCAATTACGAAATGCGAAAGATGATGGTCTTGCTATTGGTACAGTTCTTTCCGTTCTTAAGCAACCAAACGGATCTTATGGTACAATAGATGGTAATCTAGATTCTAGATATCCTGGTTTCATTGAGTGTGATGGTAGACAACTATCAAAAACTGAATACCTGGATTTGTTTGCTGTTATTAATACTCATTATGGAGAATGTGATATTAATGGTGTTGCCACTACTGGAGCTGCAGCTACACACTTTAAAGTTCCTGACTATAGAAATAGGAAACTTACTGGAGTTGGTGTTGTTGATGGTAATAGAGCATCGTCTGCTTTCCTTCCAACAAATAACATCAACGAGCCAGGTAATGTTGGTGGATGGTGGTATGTTGATAAGGTAGATGTTGCTGGTGATAATCCTTACGAGCAAATACTGCAAGGTGGTTCACAAGCTGAAGGTAAGGTTCAGACATTCGCATTGTGGCAGAATAAACCTACAGTTGGTGCTGACTATATTGAAAGAACAGTCGGTCAATATGTAAATAGAGGTGAAGGTGGTGATCCTGACTATTGGACTGAATTCGGTCAATCTGTAGAGGAAGATATTCTAGTTCTTGGTGGTAATGGTAGTGGACTACGATTGCGAGTTAGAGCAGAAGCAAATGATTTGGATGGTTCGGGCAATCCAGATGATACAATATTTACAGTTGTGTCAATAATAGATCCTGGTACTGGATATGTGCCTGGAGATTTGATGGACATTGGATTCGCCAATGCTGCACCTGGTGGTGGCACTGTTGTATTTTCTCCTGCTATTAAAGTATTAACAGTAACGACAACACCAGTAGTCAATTCTGATCAAGGCACCGAGAGTAATTTCTTTAACTTTGGTACAGTTAAGACACAATTCAATGCACCAATTCAAGCTGACGTTGAGTTTACTGTTAATGGTACGGTAACTGCACAGATTGGACAGTTACAGGAGAAAATCATTGATGTTCCTACACATAGTCACCTATTTGTTACTGCATTTACTGCTGAAGGATTTGGTGGTACAGGATTGATTCCATGGAACAGTCAAGTTTTTGCTAATAGTGGTCTAGGACAGGTGAATAAATCAACTGGTACTGGTGATGGTCCATACATTAACTTCATTGGTGGCGGTGGTATTGCTGAAGATGAAATTTATCGAGAGCAACCTGATGTATGGTATCCACTATATCTGTCAGAGTTGAAATCAAAAACTCAACCAGGTGGCAATGCTCTGTACTTCGATCAACTTTGGGATGATATTCTTCAGTCAAATGAAAGTAGAAGTTTCAAGGAGCGTATTATTGAATGGGCAGGAACATTTGGAGACGCTCCTCTTGGAGAGGGAGATCCTCCAGGAACAGCTAGTTTGACACTAACTGCGAAAGTATTCTGGCCATCACCTTTCAACAGTCTTAACTCTGACGATGTTGTATCAGTAGCAGGAAATCATCTGAACTTGAAGAGATATCCAGACGATGTATATGGAACAACTGGTGGTGGACCAACTGCTGTTTCTGCTGCTATTGATGTTACTGGAACAAGATTTAGAATTGAGGCATATACTCCACCAGCAATTCTAGAAGATAGTGACACTACAACTTCTTCACACAATCACTTAATGGGATTATCTCCTGTTTTAGATCCAACGCAAGATTATAGTTATGGTAACCAAAATGGTCCTGGTCTTTTCAAAACAGGATTGGGTGGTTTTGGTAGTACGCTTAACGTCAGCTTTGACAATAATCAATTTGTTGGCAACACACCACCAGTTGGATATGTATTGAACACTGGTACGTTTACCCTTAATCAAAACATTAAGAAACCAATTCCTAGTGTCAGGATGCAACCAAACATACAGGTTCCTATCGTACAGGAGTTCCACAAAGTCAAATATATAATCAAAGCATTCTAATAATATTTCATAATTATGTCACAACAAATCGCTCCTTATCGTCCACTTGAACTAATGGAAAATCCAAAAATCACCAAGTGTGATTTTACAGATTTTATTGGTGTGTGGGAAAATTTCGTACCAGCAGCTCTATGTCAACAACTTGTCACATATGGTGATAGAGTCTTCAATGAAGATGTTGCTAGTGTTCTGAACCAAGATGATGAAGATCAAGGTGATCTAGGAGCTTCAGAAGGCGAGATTAACATCATGGAAGGTTCTGCCATGTATGGGTCTGCATTTACTAGACATGATAGATCATTCATGCTAAACTATGCATCAGCAAAATATACTAATAATATTAACCAGATGCTGAAATCATGTGCTAATCACTATTGCTGTTACTATTCTACATTGAAGAAGACTAAAATGTTTTCTTCTGACATCAAGTTTCAGAAAACTCCAACTGGTGGTGGATATCACTCATGGCACTATGAAAATGGTACAATTGAATGTGCTGCTCGTGAATTGACATGGATGATTTATCTAAATGATATTGAAGATGGTGGTGAAACCGAGTTCATGTATCAGAAACGTAGGATTAAACCTACAGTCGGCACAGTAGTTATTTTCCCTGCTGGTCTAACACATGTTCATAGGGGAGGTTTCCTTTTAGGTGATAAGGATAAATATATAGTAACAGGTTGGTATATCAAAACTCATGGCTGATAGCATCGAATTGGTAGATAATATTAACAAGGTGATAATGGAGATTGATTTACTGAACAGTCTCGTTATCGATTCTACTCATATTTTGGACTTGCCTAATGGTAATAAAATCAATCAACCAATTAAAATCCTTCCTGATATCATGGAAAGATTTAAGAACGAGGTTGTTGGTGATATATTCCATACAGATACAGTTGATGAACTAGAGCACGTTCTTTTCTATAGTGATGATACTGCACTCATCCAACGTAGAAAATACAAATATGATTTTGCGACTGATCAGTCAACCTCTATTCAATATATTTTCAATGGTGCTACTACAGATCAAATTAAAGAGTTGCGTCAAAGAGTAGTAGATCTTACTGCTGCCTCTCATGTTGTGAGAGAAAGACAGATCAGAGATAAGATTACTAAAATTTCTGAAGAGCAGATGTTTTATGATGCCACTATGAATAAGAGGCTAGTTGAAAGAACAGCAATGCTCAAAGGTTCTGACTGGCGTGTCCTACCTGATATCGAAGATTCTTACGAAGGTGAGAAAGAGATGTGGAAGAAGTGGAGAAAGGCACTCCGTAGCATGGATGCATTCAATAAAAAGTATGATGATCCTCTGGATCTCTTCAAGGCAATCAAGGCTATTAAATGGCCTATTGACCCATCAATTTATAGAATTGCATATCCTGATAACGTAGATCCTGCTGGTAACGCAATTGAATATAATCTTGATATAGATGATGCGAGGTTGTGGACTGAAAGAGACGTTGATGCATCTAAAGATTATGTCAATGATAGACTAACAACTGTCATTGAATGGAGAGATAGATCTACTAACGCCAAGAGAGTGGTAGCACAAGGAGTTCAAGATTTAATGAAGTTGATGCGAGTCGAAGACTTCGTTGAACACGGTATCGATTATTCAACATTTTATGATGAGGAAGATTTAAATGATATGGCTGCTGAATGATGTTCTGACTCCTGCAGAGTCAGGCAATATACTTTCTGTATACACAGAGCATAGATTTCACTGTGGGAGTGATAGTAATCCCAGAGAAGGTGTAAAGAAAAGTTCTGTACTTAATTACGATGACCCAGACTACAAGAGATGTATGCAAACTCTGTATACTCCTCTACAAAAAGGATTATCTGATTTTCTAATCAGGAGATCTGGACAACCATACTTTGTCTGGTATAAGACTGGTGGATTTTATAAATGGCATTTAGATGCATTCCCTATCGCTGGTATTGCACCACACTTTAGTTTCACTGTAGCTCTCAATGACCCTGATGAATATGAGGGTGGAGAGTTAGTCATTCGTGTTGGCAATACTGAACATGAATTCAAACCACCAAAAGGATCAGTAATTTTATATAATACTGGTCTATGGCATAAAGTAAATGAAGTCACTGCAGGTAATAGAAAGGTTGCTATTGGGTGGGCAGAGAGTTACATTAAAGAATCTGCCATGAGACAGAATATTATTGATCTTAAACATGCAATCAATGATGTTGCTGATGACGTTAGTCACGAACAACTAGAGAAACTTGAATCCGCAAGGATGAATATGATTAGGGAATTTGTAGATAGACCATGACATATACTACTGATGATGTTGTACAATATTTTGATTTCTTCGATGAAGAAGATTTTCAAGAGATTCAGAATAAGACAGGACACGGATCGCGATGGACCTTTGGTCACACCTCGCTAGGTAAAGAGCATCCAGAGTATCATAGTTGCACACCATTCTGGAAGATAGACTTTGCTGAAGATCCATTCTTCTACGATCATCTTCTAAATAAGATACAGAAGAAACTAAACACACGATTTAAACTACAACATACGTATGCTAATGGGCATACTTTCGGTCAAGATGGATCAGTTCACGTTGATGCACAGACCGACAACGGAAGAACACTATTGTTATATGTAAACCCTAGATGGCATACAATGCTAGGTGGGCAAACTAATTTCTACATCAACAACGGTGAAGTGCATGGTGTATTCCCAAAAGCAAACAAAGCAGTATTGTTTCCTGGTAAAATACCACACTGTGCTGCACCGTGTACTAGAAACTTCAAAGGATTAAGAGTCACTGTCGCCTGGAAACTGTTTATCGATGATTAACCAAAACTATCAGATCTTCAATCTACAAGAGATTCTTGGACGTTATGCAATGACAGCTGGAGTGCCACTAGCGTTCATTAGAGTAACTGGATGGAACAATAGCACCAATGTTGATGCTATCAATACATCTATTGCTCGATACTCAAAAATGCTAGAGTCAGATCTTATTGCTGACATGAAACAGTCAGAGTATGTGGTTGTAGAACTTGAGAGACTAGATCAGGGTGTACTTGATTACTTTGATGACAACTTCCCTGATAGTCAAGCATCTGTTGCTAATCCAGAGATGTATGTGTTTTATGCATTGTATAATGATCTAGGACAACTTATCGCATCAAACGAATGATCTTCTCCGACACTTACACAGTAAAAGAAGTATACAGTGTATTGAGGCAAGAGCATCTATACACAAGTTCGATGATGCCATGGTTATACACATCATTGAAAGATGTGAAGTATCAACCTGCAATAGCAGATGATGCTCGTAATAACATGAATGAGATCTTTGTATTTGATTATTTAATTAGCGAGGTCGCTCCTACTATTAAAAACGAGTACAAGACGTTTTGTGTTAATCATAATAGTAATGAGCACTTGTCTTATGAGAGTGGTATAGATTTATCTTACAATGCATTATATCAACAGCGCAATTTACAACATCTAATTGATGAGACAAATACTTCACATTTGAGGGAGGTATACAATAAGGTTACAGAATCTATTCGTACACACCACATTAATCCAGACGCACGTCCAAGTTGTGATAAAGGCGCTACATTTTGTGGTTATTTGTATGATATCTCTGGTACTCCTATTGCAGTGAAGGTGAAACAAGGTCAGGGTCTAGATTATAACATTACTGATAATGAAGTAATGTCTAGACTTGCCGCACATTGTAAAAGAAATCCTTTATACCTAGACGGTGAGATGATCTTCCATGCTAATGGTAGAGAATCATTTAGATTAAACTGTCAATATCATACAGCATTCTGGAGAGAAAGAAAGTCTAGTGTTAAAGAGACCAGAAGTGTTATGACTGCTGAACGAAATCGTGAGAAGATTGAGTTGAGAGATGAACAGATTTCAAGAGAACATCTATATGGATTATCATCTGCAAAGGGTGATTTCTTGACAGAAGAACATGGAAAGTATATCAATAGTGTATTTCCTGACACTCGTCAAGTAGTATTTGACAATGGTTTTAGGAAAGGATTGCAGAACTTTAGAGTTGACTTTGAGTTTGTGTTTGAGAACAATGAATTGGTAGATATTCTATTGTTTAGGACAACACACAATGAGTTTAAGGAGATCGAGACCCTGATCCCTTGACAAGCAGGGGCTGATGCTGTATGATTCATGGGTTGACCACCCCCTACATAATGCAAGGTTCATTGCCTGACCGTTCTGCGCTCAATATTCATGACGCTGCCTGCCTCGCTCCTTTCTTTCGTGCTCAAGCACCTCACGGTGACATTCCAACACGTCAGGAACTACGTGCCAAGGGTCTACAGTCAAAGAAGCGTGAGGACTCTCTCAAGGGCATCTGTGATGCTCTGAATCGTGTCTACCCTGATAGTGTTGACTACAGTGTAGTTGAAGAATCTCGCAAGCGCAAGCAAGCAGAAGCAAAAGCAGAGAAAGAGTTACTATGTACGAAGAACTAAATTGTTTTGAGGAGGCACTTAAACATTTCGGAACTAGAGTTGAGATCATCACTGCTATGGAAATGGCAAAGAAACTATCACCTGAAGATGCTTATCAGATGATTAAGGATGAACTCAAAGAAGTTAAAAAGTGTCGTAAACTATTCAAACAGGAGCAA